TCACCTACACTTCTCAGCTGATTCTTTAGAAAATTTTTGCTTTTGGTCTTTTCTCTTTTTAAGCTTCAATATAATTCTCTTTAAAATAATTAAATATTAGTACATCATCTATAACATTAGGTTGCTTTGTTTCTTTCCATGGAGTCTCCTCATGAGTCATATTCCTCAATGCCCATGCAGTATACTTACCAAATTCTCTGTATACAAACTCCAATACATCTGTAATATTGTCCTCAAAATCTACTTCTCTTGTATCTATATTACTAATTGAGTTAGATTTATTATCTTTATAACTTTCATAAACCCTAGCTACAACAGGCCCGTGTTGCCACGCAACTAAATTCTCATGAAATAATCGCTCCTCATATAATGCCAAAAAACATCCATATGCATAATATAATAACTTTTGTAGTTTTAAATTAGAGATACCTTCTACATCTAAATTGTTTTTTCTATCAAATGCATTTCGCTGTAAAAACCACGTTGCAATAGCCATTGCCGTTCTATCCGTATCGGCAAAATGTTGTACATCACGTCCCATGATACATGTCACTCCTCATAGCACTTTTTACTTCTACATAACTTTATCATATTATATAAACACTTCATTAGTATAAGATGAATTTATCATGGAGTTTTTACTAGGTCAACTAATTCTAGTATCCTCCTTTCCATAAAGTCGTTCCATGCCTTGGCGTGTAACTAGCCACATCTTCCCAGACTTTTTAAACTCGCCGTCCCTAAATCCATTCTTTACACGACCTCTACAATTCTGTTTCAACGAGTCAGCAGTGACATTCCATCGCTCTGCAGCCTCTTGGGTCGTCATAATATCATCTAGTTCAAATTTCAATTTTATCACCCTCTAACTAAACGTTTAATTACTAAGATCAGAACAATAAGAGTTGCTATATTAATCAGCCATTCTAAATATTGCATAATTCACCTCGTTGATTTACAATGATGTTGAGAAGGTGGCGGGGCTTTCACCCGCCTGCTTTTTAGTCTTTGCTAACAAGCTTTAGGATTGCTAGTGCCAGTACCAGTGGCGTTAACGCATTTGCTAAAATTGTTAGCTTTTCTATTATGTCCACTTTTATCATCTCCTTTCTACATCTTTATTATACCCTATATAGGGTATAAAGTCAACTAAAATAATAAAAAATACCCCTAATTTACTAACTTTTTATAGTAAATTAGGGGTTTTCATATTTTATGGCCAATATATCGCCTGTACGGCGTTTTTGCTCTCTCCGCATAAAATCATAAGCGGAGATTTTTTATTTTGCTGAGAACGCATGAAATTTAGCGATATTTTTAACAATTTCTCAAAAGCTTTTTAATTATGTTTAAAATTTGGGGTTTTTGAACAGCAAATAAGGATAGTGTTCAAAATCGCCATGTTTTGCACAAAAAAATAATAAAGCCTACCGATATTACTCGATAGGCTCTAATTAATCTATTCTATTTTAGTATTCCTGCTACCAGGATACCACCTGCGACAACTGCCCAGGTGTTGCGTTGCCTTTCAAGGCGTCTTTCTGTCGCCCTGTTGCGTTTTAAGTCCGCTTTCAACTGCGTCAAATATTCGTTGGTTGCGTTCAAGTAATTCCGCTGCGTCATCAAGTCGCTTTTGGCTTTCGTCAATTCGCTCTTTTGCTTGTTGTTGATAGCTTTCAATTCGCTCAATTCGTTCTGCTGCTTGATTGTTAAGCTCTGTACTTCGGTCAACGGCATTTTGGACGCCCTGATTAAGGTCAAGGCTTTTGCGTTGTTGCTCTTGAGCTCGTTCCACTGTGTTAATGGAATCGTGATAGTCTCGGTCGGCTCGTCCGCTCGGACTGACCAGGATAGCAAGAAGGATGCCAATAAGCACAATACCAATGCCCACAAAGTACAATGGTTTCGCTTGTACCAGCTCTTTAACTTTGTCATACATAAATACCCCCTAGATATTAGAACCCCACTGCTCGGCATAAAATTTAGCTTTAGAGCGGATAATGTCGCCACCGCTCCACGCTTGGTCGCCCTCATAGACCACCAATAAATCCCACCGTTCGCACGTGGAATTTGGCCCATAAGGGTCACATGGATACTCGCCGTCCATGTTGTCCGCTGCCTCTGCATGTGTCATTACATGGTTAATATCACATGGTAGCCCTAGATCTACGCATAACACAGCAACTACTTGAGCAAGTGTTTCAATCTGCGAATCGGTCGGAGCATAGTCGCCTAAGTTATCACACCCTGTCGCCCCATAGGCACAATCTAAGGCAATACCCACCGCCCCAGTATTCCGCATATAAGTATGGTTCTTATGGTCAGTGAGTTCCCCGTCAATATATATCCGACCATCACCATCGATATTGATATGATAATCATCGAATTGTTGATTATATCGCCCTGCTGACCAGTGTAAGTAGAGCTTATTAATAGACCCTACCGCACGGCTACAGTAATCATTTAGAGTCTGTAGAGTTATCTCTGTCATTGGTTATCCCCCTTTCTATGTTAATCGGTAGCTTAGGTGGCTCTTCTAACTTATCAGGTATGCCGTCGCCGTCCTTATCTATCCATAAAGCTAAGAATCCAACTAATGCAGTCAGAACACTTGGGATAAATATATGGTCGATAAGGTTAATCCCAACACTAATCAGCTTGGCAATATCGTCAGATACATAGCCAACGGCAAAAGCCATTATGTACGCCACCACAACTAAAAGAATAGGCACTAGCATGACTAGTACTAGTGCCCTGGTTGCCCACATTCCAGTGGGGTGGATATTAGCCACCCTCATGGAATTGTATGAATTTTTTAGAGAGTTAATGAGCTTTTGAGATATGTTCATGTATATCCCCCCTAAGCTCATCAACTCTAGCCTCTAGCCCCTTTACTTGTGCCTGTAACTGTAGATGAGCGGAATACTGTTTAGACCTCTGCTCTCGGCTTAGTTTAATCTCCTCTTTTAGCTCCTTAAGGGTATCTAAAAGGGAATTCATTCGCTCATTGAACAGGAGGTTATCCTGCAATCGTTCATCACTGATACGATTCAGCACAGGGGCAACTAAAAGCCGATACCCTGCACCGCCGATAACGCCAATAATCGTTACAGTAGTCAGAATATCATCTAATTGGAATTGCCATGTCCACATTTAATCACCCCTTACATTCCCATTATCCGTGGATCATCACCGTTCGCGAACAAGTTAAGAGTGCCAGGGAAATTATAATCGCCCATAATGTTTGTGCCGTTGTAATACGCTGTCTTGAGCCGCCCTCGCCCTGTTAACGCCACATCAAATGATATGAAATTAGATTTTGGGTTTAAGACCTTGATTGTGCTAGGTCTTATATTGAGTACAGTCCTTTCAGAGTTGGATTGTGCCAACGCATTATCCGTGCCAGTGCCATTGTCGCAACTGATGATAAATCTATCCACATTGCTATCTAGCTTAGCGACAAGCCCAGCAGGAGCGGCTGCAGTAGCCTTTGTATACGGCTTAGTTGCCCAAGTTAATGTCCTACCTTTTAATGTCCAAGTGCCGTTATCGGCAGTGAATACTTCAGGTGTAGCGTCCTTATCAGGGTCTTCTTGCTTTTGCAAGTAGTACTCTTGACCAGTAGGGAGCGGAACGCCTGACACATTACAGTACTCTACTTTTACCTTTGTCTTGTCGGTAGGCAATGTGTAAGTAACCATGCCGTTGTTATTAACTGTGTGTTCCGTGCCGTCAATGCGTAATTTAGTGCCAGGGTATAGATTTTCAAACTGTACTTCTGTAGCACCATCTTCCCATGTCGGCAATACTAGCGGATAAGTAGACACAATTTCACTATCGGATTTAAATCCAAGAATACTTTTTGCCAATAGCGTCAACACTCCTGAAAGGCTAGTATCCTCTACAACAATGTTGCCTGCTCTTAAATCACTAATAAATCCTGAAATATCCGTATTACCTACCTTGTCATCAACTTCTGCCTTGGTATAGTAATTCGATAAATCGGTACTGCTCCCACCGCCAGCCTTTAACACCGTCATATCCTTATCATACTGCTCTTTAGCTACATAAGTAGTAGAGGCGTCTGACTTCTTGAGATATACAGGGTCGCCCAGCATCTTGATATAGTTGTTCAAATCTACTTTCTTAATGTATAGATTATCTGCATCCTTGACTGTCCGATAATTGTTTAAATCGGAATTTTTCGCAAAGGATTGCGCCTGAATGTTGTTAACATATCGGCTAGCCGCATCGCCAGGCGTTAAGGCGTATTGTCCAATCTCCGTCTTTCTCACAAAAGCGCCTAAATCGCCTTTATAGGCAAAGGTCTGTGTTGACCATCCCTTTTGGGCGTAATTATTATTGGCGTCTGTTCTAGATAAATAGGCATTGAGGTCTGTCTTTTTCGCATATTGAGATAAATCAACACTGCCACCACCTGAACCGCCTACTCCTGCAGGTCCTTGTGGACCTTGCGGTCCTGGGTCGCCTTTCGGCCCTTTAAGTTGGGCGATTTGGTCCGGTGTAAGGTCGCTAAATCTAAGTGGTTCACCCTTTGGGCCTTGTGGACCAACTGGGCCTACAGGACCTTGTGGACCAACTGGGCCCGGCTCACCTTTGGCACCGTCTGCACCTTTAGGACCCATCGGACCAGGTTGACCTTGTAAGCCTTGTGGTCCTCTTTCACCCGTATCACCCTTTGGACCTGCAACGCCTTGTAAACCTTGAGGCCCTGCAATACCTTGGATACCTTGGTCACCTTTTGGTCCTGGGTCGCCTTTAGGGCCTTGTGGGCCAGGTTCGCCTTTGTCGCCTTTAGGGCCTTTCAATCCTTCCAACTGGTCAGGAGTGAAATCGGCATAGGTGAATGGGTCGCCCTTTTGTCCTGTTACAGTGCTGACTTTAGCATCTACTTCCGCTTTAGTCGCATAGGTAGAAAGGTCAGGCGTTACCGCCTGAACCTTAGCATCTACTTCTTGCTTATCGTAGTAGTTGGACAAATCCATGCTACCACCGTGACCAATGGCATTAGGTATAATCACATCAATAATCTTAGGAATTCGCGCCTCGACATTAATAATCTCATAGTCTTTTCTTTCTTCCATGTAACGCACCTCCTAATGCATGGACACATCGGGGATAAACGATATATCCCCCATGATTACTTTTGTATATACGCCTCCATGCTCGATGAACACGTCATACTTACCCTTTGTATACTTGTTGACATCAATCGTCTTTGTCGCAGCTGCAGGAATCACACAGAATACTGTATGATCCTGAATCGTACAGATAGCCTCAGCCAAGAGCTTCCCCTGGATGCTTCGTACCTTCATCGTGGCTGTACAGCCAGTGAGGTCAAAGCCTTCCTCCACTCGATAGCCACGGTTAAAATCAGCTCCGATATGGAGCGTCTCTGGTTCGTTTCGGATGATATTCATAAACTCCTCGTTAACAATAAAAAAAGACACCCATACTTGGCGTCTTGTAAGTCCGTTAAAATACTTGCTCAAAGATATATAAAGGAGTATATACGCCAGCAAATACTTGATGACCACTACCACCTGTTTCTCCGGCGTGTTGAGTTCCTAAATATCTTTGTTCATACCTAAGAGAACTAGGCCCTTCAAAGTAAATATTTCGATAGCTGGGGCCTAAATGACCCGTCATATCTATCATCCCAACCCCATAGAACGGCGAGATAGAAATATACTTTTTATTTGTATTGGTGGTTTTATAAACAGTTGCAGCAGGGCCTGAATTCACTGCTATAGGACCAGACTCTATAACAAGCCCAGAATTATATACAGCGATATGATTATCTCGATTTGAGTAAATTGGAGTTCCATTATCTGAATAAACCACCAACTCTCCTTGGGCGGAAGATTCATTAGTTGCATCATAAAGCACTACGTCTGCCGTTGAATTTTTTATATACAGAGATACACCTATGCTGCTAGCCGCCATGAACAATTCTGCGCTTCCATCACACCCTATCACTTTAAAACTATTTAAATCTAACTGGTGAACTCCATCCCTAAATCTTTGTTTTTCTTTAATAGTCAATGGAATATATTCATCCGACAATATAATGTCTCCAGAATCATTTTTTAATTCAAGATATTTTGCCATATCAGCCACCATATACTGCAAATTTAAAGGCACGATCTTGTTCTGGGATGACATCTTCTGCGAGATATGTGTTAACTTTGAACTGCGTCCCTTCGACATAACTTTCAAATAAATATCCTGAATTAATTTTGACAGGGATAATAATAGGGTTTTTAATATCGCTAATATCATAAGCAAAAGCTCCGTTTCTGGTTGCTGTTCCTGTAATATATTTTTTGAATTGAACATAAATACCGCTAGTAAAATTCAATTCTGTTCCATTTATTTGAATTTTTCCGTCCATTAAAACACCCCTATCCGAACACGACATACATTATTGTTGTCATAGACTTCTAATATATTATCTTTAATTACTAATCTTGCTCCATTGGTTGCAGATTGAAACTTGCCAATTGTAGCGCTAATCGAGCTAAGAGAATCCGCTTGTATTTTATCGGCTGTAACTGCACCGGCCTGAATCATCCCAGGAGTGATGACGTTGTTATCGAACTTAGTATCGCCAGTGATATGGACTAACTTACCGTCAAGAGTAATCGTTTCAGGGCTTAAGTTAATAGCTGAAATGATATTATCCTTCTTAACTGTGAGACCTAGACCGTCATTCAATTGGGTAATGGCAGAGAATTTAGAATGTGCAGGGTCAGCGTTCAAATCAGTTACTAACTGGGTATATTCCTGCTTTATTTCTGCCGTACCGTTGTCCACTGCCTCCTTGACCTTACCGGCTAGGTTGGCATTGGCCAAGCTTTCCTCCGTGATCATATCGGCCGGAATCGTAGCTTTTACCGTTACTAGTTGGTCATCAGTCCGAGGCCCTTCGCCGAACATATCGACATAAGCCACCTTCACACGATAGACACCAGGTGTCAGAGGTAGATTCATCGCATTAGATGTGGTGTAATAGGCCGCATCATCAACGTACACATTGGCACCTTTACAATTAGGCGGAATGCTTTCAAATATGACCCCTATACCGCCGATATTAGCTGTCGCTGTAACCTTGATAGGCTTCTTAGGAATAGGTACGTTATAGGTCAATTCTGCGGGTGCACCATAGCCTTTACTTGGGTTATGGGCTACCAGGTATACCTTAGCGCTCCGTTCTGCGAGAGCTACTCGGCAAGTCGTATTGTTGCTCTTAGCAATCAATCCAGCAGTATTGCCAGCGCTCATGTCAGTCCGTAATTCGTAGAAATCTACGTCAGCGTTACGAACCTCTAGCCAGTTAAACTCGGCCATGTCACTAAATGATACAGAGAATCCTTGCGGTGCGTTCGGCACTTCGCTCTTCATCTCTACCAAGATCGACTTCGTCACACCTTGTGATGTATTACCATGAGTATCCTTTACCTGAACCTTGACCTCGTAGGTCTTGCCAAGCTCACAGCCACTCACGGAAATCTGACCTTCGCCAGCACCGCCATACTTCCACTCTTGGCCAGGTTCACGATACCAAAGCTCTACTGTATCCAAGCTAGTAATGGTTGGTGTATCGAATTGAGCCACTACATCAAAAGAAAGAACCCCATTACCAATCTCATAATACTTTGTATAAAGAGTTAGGTTGGACACCTCTGGAATGTAGTAAGGAACAATCGTATACGGATAAGCATGGACTTCATCAAGACCCTGTTCGTTCGAGCCGAATAGGTTCATAGAGGTGAACTTTAGGTATATCTTCTTACCGATATCCTCCTTACGGTATGGATAGCGGAAGAGCGCCTCATCTACACGAATAAAGCGAGCGCCATTGGCGTGATTAGATGCTACCGTAGCATATTGCCCACGTACTAAGTGGGACAACTGATAAGAGCCGTCCGTTTGTAATTGTGCAGTCTCATACGACAACGCCTCGCCATCTATCCAGGACAACGTGTTAGCTCTTTCCGCATCAACATGAGTGCCACCCTTTAGACTGCCAGTATTTAGCTTTACCGTGAGATCATTACTAGAATTACTTAACGGCGTTAGTAGGCGTCCCATACGAGCTTGCTGACTGATAGTCCCTATCTGGTGATAGCTTTCATCATTGTCAGACAGCCATACAGAACAGCCACCCCAGCCACTCGGAGCATTGACCCCTACGAATACCTGGTTACCACCTACATCCCCTACTGTCTGGAATATAGCCACATCATTAACGCTTGGCGCTGGTTGATTATAGTCGATAAAAGGCCGTTCACTTTCATGGACATCATACCTAGCGGGAGCATATGTCCCTGCAGGTTTACCTTCGGCCGTGAATTCCAGTTGACCATCAGCTGCTTCATTAACCGCCGTGATGACTACTATCTGCTTATCGAGTTGGCAGGTCTCATCGGTTAATGTCACCAAATCCCCTACTTCCAACGTGCAGAATGCCCAGTCAAGGCGGAAGGTGTACTGCGTCTTTTGATAGAGGCGTTTCATGGCCAATTGTTCCGCATAGTATTGAGCCCTTGCCTTCGTATAGAAGTAATGGGCCGTCTTTTTGCTAGCAGGCTTTAAGCCGTTCTTTTGGACATCAGCGACTACCTCAAAGGATACCGTCTCCTTCTCGTACCCATTGGCACGATTGATAAATTCAACGGTGGCCTCATTGTAGGCTTCACTCGTATCCTTTCGTTTATACAGAATTAACTGTCCGTCAGACCCTGGGATAAAGTCATCAGCGGTAAGATCATACTGAATCTGGTTAGCTGGCGACCAATCGCCAATAGGCTTATCAGCTAGTGGCACGATTTTAAGCCGGTCAGTCGACCAGAATACAAGGCAATTAGTGATTTCAGCGATATCATTAATCACTTGCTGTGCCTTGGTGCTCTTTTGGTCAGGAGGCGAACTAATTAGAATATCGGCCGCCTTACAATAGGCTCTGAAATTATCAATGCCATCAATCGCCACATCAGCGCCCACCGCTTGAAGTACATGTTCTATGTAATCTGCTGGGTTTACGTCGATACCGTCACCGGTCTCCAAGAGCTTCCCTCTGACTTCAAAGTTATACTGTGGCAAGCTACCACGGTCTCCTAGGTCGACAACACCAGCCATATAAGCAAGACCACTATACGGTAATGCCTTATCAGGGTGCTTTGAAGTCATATAAGGCCATGGAGCCTGACCGTTATCACCTTTAAATAAAGTTAGCTCAATCTTTTCATTAGGATAGGCATATATTTCCTTATCCCTCCACACTTGGCCAACACCTTGAATAGGCCCTTCACATAGAGCAATAGCCGCCGCTACCGTATAGGTGTAGGTGATTTCAGTGTGCTTTGATTTGCCACCTTTACCCGTCCTGGTGGTGCTTTTGTGCTCGTGCGCCGTAAAGTCCTCATAATCGATGATATTACCACTCACACGAGTAGTCCCTAGAATTTCAGGCACGACCTCGCCATATGATGCGGTATTAATTTGGAAATCAGCAATCATGTCCGCCCGGTTGGTGGAATTATGGCCCTTGTTAAATAAGAACCCCATTACTTATCATCCTCCCTCAATCGATATACAGCACGTAGGCGACTACGGCCTTTAGCATCATAGAAGAGCGTATCGTCCAACTTAGATAGGATCACACCCAAGTCTACGAAAGCATGAATGACAATACCGTCTCCCATATAGATAGCGCCGTGACTAATGCAACGCCCATACTGATAGAGCAAGATATCCCCAACCTGTAATGGCTTGTCAGCAGGTACCTCATCGGCAATCTGCTGGATATATTTCAGATATTTCTCTTCTGAGTGATGTAAGTGCCACTCATTGGAGTAATCCTCAATCACCAGGCGGTCAGGAGCCATGACGCCACTGTCAATAAATGCGCCTACTAATAGATAGGAGCAGTCCACCCCTTGGCCTTTGACCATGGAGTTATTAACATATGGCGTGCCTAGCCACTCTCTAGCAGCGTCGGCAATTTTTTGTCCAGTTACTTGATTAATCATCATCGTATGCTCTCCTTCAATGGCACGTAAGGCGTTGCTCGATTACGGGACCAGTTATTGAATTTCTTCTTACATTCCTCCGGGGTCTTATTGCACCCAGCATAAATATAGAACTGGTCGCCCACCCTAGGTTTGACTTCCAAGGCACTCATGTACAGAATCATGCCATCATTACTACTGATAATCTGCGTAGATTGGCCAGCCAATGGCCCTGTCAGCCAATCAATACCACCGGCAGCATAGTATCCATTCTCGAATGGTATATCGATACTCACAGCATTAGGTCCAGAGCCTATGCCAGTTACCTTCCCCTGCTTACGGAAGTTATGGATATCAACGCCACACTCCTTAGAGTAGATACTGAATGGGCACTGTGGATAATAGCGCCGATTAGGGTATTCAATATTTAGCTTTTGAACGATAGATTTAACATTTAGCTTTAATGTAAGGCCTCCCCCTTGGGAGACCTCACACAAGCCAGTGAATAAGCCAATCACGCCTATAATCTTATAGTCATCGTCAAAGAAGGCCCGTCTAAGCGTCATTTGAGCGCCGTCAAAGCCACCATTATGAGCCACTGCCATAATTGGCACTCCGCCAATTTGGTCTTGCTCGTTGGTTGAAATTGTAACGCTCATCTTATCGACGCTCACCGTGCTGTTGGTCGCAATCTTATCCCGTACAATAATAGGTCCGTTGGACTTATATACATGTCCGTTATAGGATACGTCCGCATCAGCATCTGCCCAGTAATAGGATGTGCCACTTCGTAGGTGTAACTCATACAGGTCACAGGACAAGAAATATTTATCATTATTTAGGTGCTGCCTAAGCGCCTCGCTTGCGTCTTTCATACCTGTTCCTTCCTATCTGGTAGAGATTAACTTGAATGATTTGGATTTATAGAAGTCGGTAAACACGTATTCTGCCGTCATATCGCCACTAAATCGCACGAGCCAATAGTAAGTATAGTCGGCTGTAATAACGGCCGTAGTGGCGACATTTGCCCCCTTAGCCGGCTTGATTACGCCCTTATCACTCACACATTGAACCTCATGGCCGTCTGCATAGAGCTTTACATTCTCAACATGGTAAACAGGCTCCAAGAAGTCGCCATACTTCCGCACTGCTTGCCAGGAACCATCAGACCCAACGCCCAGGCGTATACCTTTCTCTTGGTTATCCTCTGGGTCTAGCCAAAGGAATGGAATGGTTCCACCCCTTGTCTTAGCATAGAACCCCATGAGTTCCTTATATTCCTCTGGCGTCAATACCGCGAATTCAGTGGTAATCGTATACTGCGGATATTTCCACGTTGTCATCGTGCGGACCTTACCGCTACCGGCCGTCTTGGTTTTTGTATCCCACTTCTGGGCTTTCGTAGACTTCCAGGCAAGCGATATGATCCTTGGGAATTTAACTAAATCTGCCATACTACCACGTCCCCGCTGTATTAATGAATTCACGATCCTGATTAACAAGGAATTGACGCATTGCTCGACCGCCACGAGATTCCAGGAAGTCACCAAAGCTTTGCGCGTCGATAGCGTTCACATTGAGGGTAATGCCACCACCTACACCATTGCCACCAGCTCGGTTGATACCTTCGCCCAGGCGACTAAATACGGTGTCAGAGAGCGGGATAACCGCCTCTTCATAGCGACCCTCGCCAATCTGTGCATAGGTAGGCCCATAGGCAAGACCACCTTCTGCCATGCGGAGCATACCCTTGTCAAAGCCTTTCAGGCTATCCCAGGACACTGTTCCAGAGCTTGGCATGCCACTCATTCCACCAGCAGAAGAAAGTGCCGTGGACTGTGCAAGACCAGCAGATGTGCTAGTACTCCATGCAGCCCAACCAGCTTCAGCACTAGCGCCCCATGTAGCCATCGCCATTTGTTGAGCTAAAGCGCTCCATGCCGGCAATTGAGCTTGTGCGGCTGCGATACTAGCGGCCGTCTGTTGAGACTGTAGCATCTTGCCAAGAATAGCCTGCTTTAATTGCCCAGCTATCCATTGAGCAATGGAGTCAGATATCGTTTTAAGGATTGCCTTGCCCATGTTTTGAAAGGCTTGCGTTACCGACATAGTCCCTTGCAAGAGACCAGAAATGCCTTCTTGTAACTTATCCACGCCCGCACTTGCTACGTCCCACATGACCTGTAATCCATTCCAATGGCTGTCCATAACAGCTTGTTGATAGTCAGTCATGAGTTCTTTCATTGTGTCGTAATGCTGCTGTTGAGCAACGTACTCAGCATCAAGAGCCGTTTGCAAGGCCTCGAAGTTTTGCGTCCGCATAGCCTCGTCAATTTCCCACTTTTGCTCTTGGAGCTCTCGGTGGGCTTGGGCTGATTTCTCGTTGAATTCCTTCTGCTTTGCCAGAAGTTCTTCATTCTTCATCTCTTCAAAGGAGATTTCTCCTTCTGCACTCAATTCAAAGGCTACACCCTTATCTTTTAATGCCTTGAGATATGCCTCCTGCTCCATTTTGTCCATTTTGATGAAGCTGTCTTGCATGTCGGCATATTTATCTACGATTTCATTAATGCCGTCCTCGTAGTCCTTCTTGAGCTGGGTCATAGGAGACACACTGCCAGAGGAATCCTTGTCCGCTGTATTGAAGTTGAAATCCTTCACATAATCCCGGACAGTATTCTCAATATCCAAGATTTTCTTGACTTCTTCCTGTTTGGCCTTAATGCGTTTATCAGCATAGACCGCATTAAGATTAGCCAAGTCCTCTTGGTAGTTCTCATTAGCATCCTTGGATTTATTTAGCTCGTCCAATTCGTTCTTGTAGTCAATTTCTACAAGCTCCCTCTTCTTGCCCATCATCTCAAGGAAAGACTGCAGAATCTTCTCGTGGGTCTGTTTAGCTTCCTTGGCTAGATCCTCGCCAGAACCTGCTCCACCACCGCCTCCAGAACCGCCGTGACCGCCTCCTCCTGATGCTCCACCGCCGGCATCGCCACCGCCAGCAGTCAACGCCATATCACCGCCTCCACCACCGGAGACGCCGTCGAATACTTGGCTGACTGTATTGGCCGTGCTATCGGCGAATTCTTGAGAACTATCAGCACTGATTTGATTAATCTGGTCAATAGCTGTAAACGTAGTACCGAATACACTCGCCACCTTGTTGCCTACAGCATTCAAGGCACTAATCAGCATATTAATAAGGCTGATGGCCTGGTTAACGCCCCAGGTAACGGTGTGAACTATCGTATTCCAGACACTGCGCATAGTTTCACCGAAGCCATTGGCGGCTGCACTGGCGGTTACATATACGGCAATCAAGGCACCAATTATAGTAATGACTATACCTATAGGATTCGCTTTCATTACTGCATTCAATACTGCTTGTGCTGCGGATACACCAAGAGTGGAAGCTCTAAGTGCGGTATATAGCGATTTGAGTACTGTAGTGCCCATGGTAAGCGCACCCATGACAATGAGTGTGCCAGCTAAGGCAACACGAGCTAAACCTGTTGCCACAGCCAATGCTTTAGTGGCTACCGTACTAGCAACTTCTGCACCTCTAAGAGCCATAGTGCGAACCGTTAATGCTGCCACTTGAGTAGAGCACAACGCCAGTACTGTTCTATACAGTGTAAATCCAGCGACTACGCCCACCACAGCTGCAGAGACCCTAGGCATAGTCGTAATGAATAACGTCCCAAAGCTTCTAGCAATGCCCGTAACGGTTGATATAGCAACACCCACGGCTCTAAATCCGCCACTAATAACAGATATAGACATCTGTGCGGTTGCCGCCATAGCTCTAAATGCTACGGTAATACCACCTACGAAGTCCTGGAACGCACCGTCCGCTGTAATAGATGACAACTGCTCCAGCACTGGTTGGAACGCCATAATAGCCTCATTCTGAATGGATTGACCCACTTCAGCGAAGGTCATAGGCATCTCTGCGAACTTGGCGTTAGTTTCTTTAGCACTACTGAATAGGGCATTTTTAATGACGTCTGCTGTGATCATGCCTTCCGAGCTGACATTCTTCAACTCACCTACGGTCATGCCCATTTCCTTAGCAATGGATTGGGCTAGCATTGGCGCATTTTCCATGATTGAATGGAATTCATCGCCTTGTAGTTTACCGGCCGCCATTGCCTGCGTTAATTGGTACATAGCAGCACTAGACTCTTGAATAGAAGCGCCGGAGATTTTGAACTGCTTGTTCATTTGCTCAACGAATTCAATCGCTTCATCGTTGGAACTAAATGCGTCCTTGGCCAACATGTTCAGCTTAGCCACGCTATCAGCCATATCATCATAACCACCACGTGTCCGTTGCGCAGCATCGTAGATTTTATTCATCAGGTCCGCAGTGGTCTGCGTTCCGTCATTAACCAAGTTGAGTCGGGATCTAATACTAGTCAATCGGTCAGCCGTTTGTGCCGCCGTCGTAGCCACTTCTTTCAAGGCCATGCCCATCATGCTGATACCAGCCACAGCCGCCGCTGCCTCTATGCCTTTAGATACCTGGCTAGACATGGACTGAATCTTAGATTTGATTTTATCTATTTCGGCACTAGCCTGGCTACCATTGGCGCTAATCTGTATCCCAATTTTAGTTTGTGCCATCGTCTAAATTTCACCCCCTGCCTCTCTAAATTCACGAATAAAGTCCGCCTCTGCCTTTTTGCGTTCAGCAGCAGTTGGCGGATAGATTAACTTAATGAAGTCCATAGGGGTAATCGGTTCCTTTAGCTGTGTGTTGACTAATTGCGTTACCCAAAAGGCGTTTCGTGTATCAACAGCCCTCTGTCGCTTTTCATAGCCACGCACCAGCTTTTTGAACTCCATAGGTTGCAACTTCATGAGCTCCCAAGGTTTGAGCTCTAGCAAGCTGTAAGCTATATCCTCGGCATTTCGTACCCATAAAGCAAAAGAGGGAGCCAAAAGGCTCCCATCTAGTTTTTTATTGCATTACCCTCTTCTTCAACAGCCAACTTGTCATCTTCCGTCATTTCTTCAGGGAACATGTTGTAATACATTTTAGAGCCGTACACACCGCTAGCTACCAATGCCTTCATAAGTGGGGCTTGGAGTGCTAGCAAGCTCATGTCTTGGCTTTCATCGCTTAACAACTTATCACACAATTCATAATACTTTTGAGCATTCCGCTTATACTGCTTCATGCCGATAAAGTAGCCTGTGATTATCGTATTGATAGGCCAGCTAGTGGTTTGCAAAAGCTCGCCAATGGTTGTGCCAATGGCCGCCTCAAATTCCATCAGACGGGACATATTGAACATGATGTATTCGTTATCCCCAAAATAATTACATTTGACTGTTTTCATAGTAATGAACTCCTATTTATATAGCGCTAAATTTAGGATAAAAGGGGGCTATTAGCCCCCAAGAACTGGAGATGCACCAGCTGGAGCTGGTTGCAATTCAGACAATGGACCTACGCCATTCAAAGAGCCTTTATAGGTAGCCACACCGTCGTGTGGAGTTTGCATTGAAAGCTCTGTAATGGACGCAATGCCAGTATAGAATGATTTGTCAGGACGTTCGAATTTGATATGAACGTTCTTACCGTCCAAGAATGCTTTTTCCAAGAGTTTCAAAGAATCTTCTTGTGGCAACAACAATGTTTCCAAAGAGAAAGACCATTCTTTAAGGCCAGCAATAGTGGATTTCCAGCCACCGGAGCTCTTATTAGAAGCATCGATAGAATCGGACTTCCTGGACAAGTCGCCGGAGCGTTGGCCACCGAGCAAAAGCCATTTAGCGCCGGTTGTTTCATCAGTGCCGACGTTCAAATATAGCAAATAATCTTTACCAGCTGTAGGCATAGCCTTTTCAGCAGGAACATACAATTTAGGTTCTGCCATTAGTAGATACCTCCTTTAGTATCTTGATTTAGATCATACATGCGAGCCTCGAATCTATACTGCGTTCCAATGAACGGCCGCATAGTATCTCGGTCATCGACTTTACTGGTACAGCGGATGTCCACAATCTGGAATCCACTGTTTGGAAGGATGCACGCATCAGGATTTAATTCACCACAGTCCGTGCGGAACTTAGTCATGACTTGTTCAATAAGGCTTTCTAGCTTGGCGATTGACTCATAAGCCTTCTCGAAATCAGCTTCATCACACCGAGTCCAGGTTTCCACATAGAACTCCTGGCTAAGCATATTGTGAACCTGGTCATCGATAGGAGAGCATTCGCCTCTTCCTAGAAAAACCATGCCGAACTCATCAATGCCCGCATTTTTAGGATTTAAAAACCCTAATTTGACTTTGCCATCAAACCCAGAGCGCTCAATTACATCCTGAATTTTCTGCAACAATTCTAACCACATACTACCCACCTCGATAAAGCGGAACTGTTCGGAATCCGCTATATTTAGCTGGTTGGCCAGTCAGTTGCTCAGCAGTTATCTGCTTCTCCAGTACTGCCAGCCGATCGTTGATGAACTTGAGCTTCTTAGAATAGAAGTCATCGTCCTCACCAGTACGGCTATATTGCCCTACAAGCGAAGATGCCTTGTTCATGCATACTTCCCTATAGGTATAGAGAGTAACGAGCTCGTCCACGATAAATGACCGAACTACGTCCTCATGAGCCACCCCTAGCTGCTTTGCTAAGACAAACATCCACTGTTCACCCTTTGCTAGGTTTGACGCGGTGACGTTCTGACCTAACAGCTCGTCATCGAAAGTCATATCCTCGTAAACATACAGCATAGGGACTCCTTATAAATTAATGCGCAGGGTCGTCTTGCGATTACCTGCTTCCATATCTGCCACGACCTCATCGAGGGAATTCCCAACCTGCCGTGAGAATATCGCATGAATAGCTTCACGCTTGCGATCCAAAGCATCGAACAAGAACTGGTCCTCTTTGGTGCCAGGGTGATGTACACGTTTGGCAAATATAAAGGAACTACCACCTTTACCTACCCAACGTAGAGCTTTACGCCCTCTAGGGAAGATGTCGTGCGGTTTAGTCCCTTCATGCACAAAAGGCCCATAGGGCGCCGTTCCTGTATTCAGAAAGGCATACCCTATCAGTCCTTCACTGCCATATGACGTGTCAATCGCTCGCTCCAGGTTACCAGTCCTTGACGTATACCTGTGATGCTCACGCGCTTCTTCCGCTACCTCTTCCGTGGCTTCTTTAACTGCCAGGCTTAGGCGTCTTTGGAAGATTGCTCGACTATTCATCGTCAGCTACAGCTTTAGGTTGGCGACCTCTGCGGGCAGGTTTAGGTTCGTCATCTTCTACAACTTCATGTGGCACGAATCCGTCCTCAATTAATGACTGGATATGGGCCTCATTATCTGTGTATTTGACTTCATTCAATCTAACCAATCGCATAAGGGAGTCTCCTATTTAGTATTTACGAATACACCGTCGAGTTTATTAGCAGGTACCCAGATATCGTGGAATTTACGATAATCAAGTTTCCAAGCGTCTGCTTTTTGGTTTTCTTTAGGTTCGAAGATGCGGACTTTATCAGTCTTGGATACAGCAATAGGAGCACGGCGTGCAGCAATGATCCAGTTGATATCTTTAGCGGTTGTATCAGCCTTGAAACCGCCAGCTTCTTGGCCGGAAGTCTTACCATCTTGGAAGACATAAGCGGATTTCATGCGAGCGGATGGGATACCCAAGATAGGGCATTCGTTGTAAGACTGAACAGTTGTCTTTACGGAACCAGCTTCGAAATCAGTAACAGCCAAATAACGGTCAATGTCCTTAGAATTATTGAGCAATGTGCGAACAGGAGTAGACATCATGATAACGAGTTGTTCGTCGCCACCTACTTTATCTTGAATAGCCAAGATATCAGCGTCTAGCTTTTCAAGGATATCTTCCTTAGTCAACGTATTACCTGCGGACACATGACCTGCATTAGTAGCCAATGCTGCCAATTTAGAATAACGGTAAGCATCCACTTCTGGGATTACTTGCAAACGTTGGAATTCACCCAGAACATTGCCTGCAGTCGCTACAAAGTTAGTTTCATCAACGTCCATGGAATCGAGTTGGAATGTACGACCACGGTCTTGTGTCAATTTATAATCGGAGTAGGAAAGTGTCACAGAGCCTTGAGCGAAGCCGTTATCACGGTCATAGTTACCTAAGCCAGATGTGGAAATTTTAGGCATGCGAACAGTGTCGCCACCGTTATAAGTTACGAGGGCAGCATTTGCTTCCATCCAGCCGGAGGTGGCACCTGCCAACATTTGTTCATCGAGTTTTTGTTGGAAAATCTGAGCGTATTCCAAAGTATTGATAGACATTTAAATACCTCTTTTCATTAAATACCAAGTGCGTCGCCGAATTCCTTAGCGATAGCGTCTACGCCTTGTGGTTGGTTTGGTCCTTTACCATCTCCGGAGCCATGGTTTTGCGTGGACTTCACCGCCCAAGGCTTGCCACTAAGCCATTCAGCAGTTGCGTCCGCAATCGTTCCGTTAGTCCCATCTTGCTTTACATAGCCATAGGAACCATCTTCCCCAACTTTAATCTTAGGGGTAATTAATGCAGCGAACTCTTGCGGATCCATAGCATTAGATTTAGTTAAGGAATCAACTACCTGGGAAAGGATTTCCGCATCAATGCGTGCTTTGTTCTCCGCTTCCGCTCTTGCTTGGGCCTCTTCATTAGACTTCATGAGGGCTTGGACTTGCTTCTGTAATTCTGCCAATTCAGAATTCTTAGAACCGCTTTCCGCTTTGTACCCTTCGTTTTCCTTTTGTAGTTCTGCCAGTTGAGCCTGTAAGCCTTGGAGAGTCGTCTCCGCCTTTTCTTTGGCCTCTCTGTTCCCACGTGCATCATTATTAGCTTTGGCGAGCTCTGCCTTAATGCCAGCAATGAGTGCGTTCCCATTTTCCACATTCTCCAATGCGAAATAAATCTCTGCTAATGTCATGTTTGTACCTCCTGTACTAAAAAATGCCAACCGCTCTCCTGCAAATTGGCATAAAAACTGCCCCAAGGTCAATTAGCACCAAGGGGCATGCATATTGTTTATTTATTGTAGCTATGTTATAATTTAGGTAACAAAAGAGCGCAAGGCCTTTTCCCCCGTGGCCCTTATGGGTCCTGGAAGAGGTGCGGGCGCTCTTTTTTTATGTTCTTCTTTTTATTGTTATTACTTTTCCGTTTTCAATAACAACAACTTTATGAACAAAATCAGTTCGAGTATTAGTAAAAACTCTGTCAATTTGCTTTAATACATCTTTTCTTGATAGTGGCGTTTTATCTATATTTACAATAAAATTATTGGCCTGCCCTTTACCATGCTTAATTATGTCAAATACAGTGTTTTTTCCAGATCCCAATGGTGTTTTTAAATCATATCCATCACCATTAATTAAATAATCAGGCGTTCTCACATTAGGTGGATGAGAAACACGAGGTATTAAATGAACTTCTGCTTTTAAGTGCTTAGCTAATACTTCAGCAATCATTCTTTCTTCAGCGGTATGATCAATAAATACGTGCTTGCCATCAACTACATATGTATTCCCGCTAACAGTTACTCGGTCTAATTCTTTGACAATCGGTAACGTTAAGCGGGTTTTTGATTTTTCAGCATTGTAATTTCTTAGATGATTAACTACGGGAGAGCCAGACTCTACTAGCTTGCTCCCATGCTTCCCAAACAATCGCTCTCTGTGAGCTTTTGATGCGGTTGATATATATTCTCTAGCACCTTGTTCAAGACGCTCATGTGGTAGCCTTTTTGTTGACTGTGAGACCACTACCGGTTTTAAGTGGCACATACAATTAGGATGAGCTGGCAACATTGGGACTTTATCCTTCGGGAATACCCCCTTGCCTAAGCCGTATAGGTCAGCGTTGGAATATAAGTCGCATATGTCATAACAAGGATGAGCACTGCTAAGCTTCCACTGCACGGCCTCTATATCGTCGTCCTCCATATACTTGGCCATGGCTCCGTCATTGTAGGCCCTAGCCATTTCTGTACGAGCGATGCGTTCAGCGAAGTACCGTGTCCGCTCCTGTGTGGCGCCATAGATAGCTTTATTGAGCTTTTGGTCATTGCGGGCTTCTATAGCACCTAGGAGAGCCGTATAGGCAGCCCTCATGCCTGGCGTATTGAGCTTTGCCACCTGTTTCTCCACATTGGAGAAGTCTTTATCAAATGCTTTTTGATTGTAACCAGGTCCAACACTAGCATGAATCAGCTTACTCATGAATTTAGGTATATCCTGTTCTGGAATTAAGCCACCTTGCTTGTACCCATTGAACAACTTCAATGCCAACTTCTTATAATTGGTCCCCTTCCTAATCTCTTGCTCAATCGTCGACCTGACAAAGCCCTTTACAATCTTAGAGCCTGCTGTGGTTCTATCAGATAGCGTTAGGCCATCACCAGTCCATGAAAGCGCCAAGGCATCAGCTATGGCCTCGTGGGGTAGGTCGCCACCATACCCCCGAACCATTTCATTGCCCAGTTGCCCATAGATCTCATCATGCATGGTTTGCATGACAGGGAACTGTTTATAAGCGAAGTCCACTGCCTGCTTCGGTGTCAGTCCCTTTTTCATTAGAGCCTTCACCAGCTCCTCGAACTTGGTTATTACCTTGTCCGTCTTGTCCAGCTTCATCGGCATCTACATGTACTCCTTCGTCAATATTATCTCGTAGCATAGCAGACGCTTTTTCTGCGTCATCAAAGGCCTGCTCTAATTCATCGATAATGGCATCATAAACATCTGGTTCAATGTTAGGCAGATATGCTTCCAATACATTCTTGGCCACCTCTTGCTTATAAGTCTTAGAGTTGAAACCAAGGTCAAGAGCGCTTTGTGCGTTGGCAAGGCTTTCAGCGACATCACCAATACTGAAATCACGTGGATATTCGCATACGTAATCAAAGGACTCATTGCTCCATGCTTGATATAGATCAACAATACGCTGTTCCGCTTGTTCGCATTGAATAGCAAAGTCAGCCAGGCGTTGATTAGTGCGTTCAAAGTCCCACTGTTTAGCAACGCCAGACTTAGATGACTCTACCCCAACCACTGAATCGATACCACTCATGCGATACATTTCCTTGATGAGGCGGTCAATCTGGTCAGTCAGCATTTGAGCCGGTTCAGACTTAGGCGCGATAAAGGCTGGTGGGTGGGTAGCATCAGCCGGATAGGTCAGCAAGTTGTTTGTGCCAATCGTTACATCCTGCTGTCCATAATCAGGCATGGTCAAGATATTAAAGGCTTGGTCACGCAATATCTGCGTATGCCAGGAACACAGCTGATAGAGGTGGTAGTTTGTCTGTGCAACAGATAAGAATTCACTCGGAGGCAATACATCAGTCGGTGCCAAGTTACGAGAATGCCATTGTACTACAGGGATACGGCCAAGGTTATTGTCGCCCTGGCGGATGAGCTCTTTATTCTCATCGTATACGGCCCATGTAGTAGTGGTCCATTCGTAATACTGCGTCTTGATGTCGTCCTCGTCATGGAGGATCACATCCTTGTATGTAAACTCAATCATGCGACCACGTTCATCGAATAGCCAGTGCTCTACGTCAACAGGTTTGATGCCTGATACAAACGGAAGCGCTCTCTTATCTAGCTCATCTAGCAAGCTATCACCAATGACGGCCTCATTATTGACTAACACATACATAACACCGTATAGCTTTGCCTGTGTAGCCGTTCTTCGCATGAATTCTTGAAGCGACGTGCCCAAACGGTCAACATCATCAAGGAACAGGTCGAACTTCAACGTCCCTTTATACTCCCTTTTGATTTCATCGGCGAATATAGGCGCTACAGACGCATCTACAATAGGTCCTGTATAGTTCAGGTAATAAGCCAGCTGTTGGCGACTGATGAAATTATTAGCACTTTCTCTAGGGTGCTTCTTAAGACCGGCACCCTTATAAAAAAGACCGACGCCGTAATATGCATCGGTCAGCAGTTGGAACAGCTCATTCTGCAAGCTATCCGCTCTTTCGTGTAACATGTAGCCTCCTAATAAATATCAACATTGCCACCTTTAATCGTAGCGGTTGGCTCAAAGGCATACCGCATGGCGTCCATTAAGTGATTGTTATCATCTTCCGGTTTACCGGTATACTTTCCAAATCTATCCTTTTCCCATTGATACTGACTAATTTCAGTCAAGAAATTGACGCATCGTGGGTGGACTATAATCTCATAATCCTGGATTCGTTGCACCCCATTCAGGATACTGTCAGCGCCTTTCTTTGATGCCCGCACTCTAGGCAAGCCGAACTCTCTAAGCTCGGCGATACTTTTAGGTTCTGCGCAGTCTGCTATGATTGTCTCCTTAGCATAGCCCAGGCGTTGGACCTTATCAGCGATAGCTCGGTTTGTTAAGCCCCGCTCATACAGCTCATCAAACACATATAAACGGCGCTCATTCTTATCCACTATGCCGCAGAAGAATGCCGTCGGATCAGTAGTGTAACCAAAGTCTAGGCCGAATATAGCCTTGGCACCTGGTAGCCTCCGCACCTCATCAATGGTAAAGTTTTGCTCTTTCCAATTCTCATAGACAAGGCCGTCCACAGCTCCCCATTCACCTAAGCCAGCGACTTTATATCGCTTTGGGTTCTTCTTCATTTCCTCGAACAGAGCCAGGTCAGAAGCGCCCAGGAATTCATTGCACATGTAATTAGTGGTCATGGCCAACACATTAGGGCTCGGAGTGTCGAAGAATCGCTTCTTAATCCAGTGTCTGTCTGACCATGGGTTCAGGGTGAGGGTTACCTGGTGATACAATCCATCTGGCAAGATACCACGAATGGATTCATCCAGGCGGTCGAAATCATCCTCACTCATGACTTCATAGGATTCCTCAATCCACAGAAAGCACAAGGCTCCAACGTCCACCGTTACTGATGTAACTTTAAGAGGGTCGTCGAGGCCTCGAAATAATATCTTCTGGCCAGTTGGCCTATAAGTAATCTCCAATGGAGACTCTGTGCACTTGAACCACTGCTCAACGCCAAGCCTTCGCATGGCCCATTTTAACTGGGCAAAACAGCTATCTTTAAGCGTTCTATAGGTTTTGCGGACAACTAGCAGATTGGCATCTGGATATTTAATCATGCTAACGATGCACCAGAGCGCCATTGTAGCTGATTTCTTGCTGGCACGGGATCCCTTTACCACTCGATACCGGCCTTGCCAACGCCAAAAAGTACCATATCCACCACCCACTATAGAAGGTAGCGATACATTAATCGGCGAGGTCATCTTCGCCTCCAATTACCACTGGCCGAATCGTGGCATCAACGTCTACCTTATCAGTGAAGAGGCTGTTGCGTTTGCCGATTAGCTCGGCTGCTTTCAGCCTGTCCTTAGCTGATATCTGCTTTGTGACTGTCCTAGCTCGGCTCATACCGTCGCCAGTGCCTTCTGTCACGATGACTTCCTCATCAATGTCTCCCCGCATCGCCTTGGCTAGAAATGCTTCTGCTTCCTTGGCAGTGGCAATCGTATCTTCAAACTCACGTTCTCTGATTTCAGCGATGTAGCTTTTTATGTCAAGTTTAGACAAGAGCTGGCTAGCTATTCGATTAGCCGTTTTTTTACTATATCCCGCCCTAATCGCCGCCTGTGTTCCATTTAAATCAACCAGGTATTCCACACAAAAGCGCTTTTGTTTCGGTGTCACGCAAACACCTCCTTTCTGATATTACTTATGAAACTCAAAACCATACCCTAGCGCCTGTCTACAGTAGCTGTCTATTCATGGTTAATTGGAGGATTCCACGTTAACTAAGGTATGGTTTTCAATCACATAATTTTGAACATAAAAAAACACCAGCCAGAGAATCAACAAAAGGACTGGTGTTTTTTTATTCGGTTATACAGTTTCGTAGCGGTAAGAGTGTGTGAAACTGAAAGGAGGCTTTCATTGAGGTGTACCAATTTCTCAACTACTCACATATACATTATCGCACATTAGAAACGAATGTACCGTTACTTTCCGAACGGCTAAGCAATTCGTCTAAATCTTCTAAAGCTCTCTTGTGCATCTTGAGCCTTGCAGTGTCTGCATTCACGATGTTATGACTGGTTGATAGGGCATCAGCGATATATCCCCAGGTGCATCGATGCTCATACCTAAGAAGTAAAAGGGTAGCATGGCGTCCGTCTTTAATTTGACTAACCGTCATCTCCACCGAGTTCTTTAATGCCCTCAAGTGCTTCAACCGCTCATAATAGCGGATAATATCATCCTGAATGCGTATGATCACGTCGCTCAAGTCTCCTGTAGCTCCACCACTGACCCTTACTGCATCATAACGGGTAGCTCCCAGCGTATCCTTTTCATGTTTCAAGGCCGACAGGGTAACCTCCACTTCCCTGATGCGGGCATTGATACCAATGAGCTGGCTTACATATTCCTTTGCGGTCATGTTTACCTCCATGTTCGCTTTTTCTTAACGTCAACCAACACGATACGTTCGGCAATCTTAAAGCCGGCAAGTTTAGCGGCAGCCTTGCATATTAATATAACCAGGTTTACCTTGTTGTCATCAGCCGATATATTGTATACGGCCTCGTCCGCTGTAGGATCCCGATAGCCTTCATTATTCATATCCTTCTCCAGTTCTTGTATTCCACGTATCCACAAGGGCCTCTTCACCTTCATCCATGCCGTCAATCATGATGGCCCAACAACCACTACACTCTACTCTCCATTTATTAGCAAGAACGTCATAGTTTAATTCGGCTATATCCCCACAAAAAGGGCATGGTTTTAATTTTGTTTCCATACAATCCTCCTAATCTAACACGACTTTATATGGGCATTCGTCCTCTTCACAGTGCTCATTAAATACAGGGACAGACCAGTTTAACATGGCAATACGATAGGGGCATGCTTCGATATTATCGAGGTTACATTGATAACAACGCTCCTCTTGTACAACTGCCATGAGGTCGAGGAATGTATCATTACTGTCATCCGCTTCTTCAGCGGTTAATTCAGATTGTGCCAGCACTTTAATGTCATGGTGGTAAATGGCTCTTTGAAGCTGTTTTCTTTGTTCGTAAGCAACGTCATCAAGAACGCCATGAAATACAGCATTGAGGTGTTTATATGCCGATTTCACACGCCCTCTCAATTTGTTATCCATCAGATTAGCACTAAAATTGTCGATAATATCTGGCAGTCGACTAATTAACAGTGCCAGGATCATCATTCGCTCCCTGTCATATTTATTAAAATACTTAGTGGTCATGCTGATATTCCCCCAATACATCTGCCACCGTATCGGCGTAGATCTTAGCGGCATTCTTCGTTACAACGTCAACAAAGCATAACTGGAAGCACACAAATGCAGCTAGTATACTGGCCACAACAACAAATACAGCTAGACCTATCATTACGGATTGCATAATCAGTCCAACAGCTATACCAGGAAGCAGCGTAAACATAATTAATGCCCACATAATCACTTGCCTCCATTTAATTCATTGGACTGCCATATGGCTTTATTGATATCTTCAACAATTTTATTCGGATCCTTTAGACCAGCCCTAAATCTGTACTTCAATAAGTTGCCTTTGCACCAGCCGCGATACTCCTCTGGTGTCAGTAATAGCTTCACAACGTCCTTGGCTTCCAGGCCATCCCATATCTCATAATGCTTTGGCCGGTTTACATTATCGTATTCTGCTTTGTTCATAATTACCTCCCTGTACTTCCGTATCCACCAGCGCCTCGTTCTGTATCAGACAATTCATCCACTTCTACAAAAGCATCAATCGTGCCATTAGCTAAATAGCATTGACCAATACGGTCGCCAGCTTTGATTATGGTCTTGCTAACGCCAATATTGTCGAGAATCAATCCAATCTCGCCCCGGTAATCGGAATCTATAATACCGATACCATTAGCTAGCCTAATACTCGTTTTTGCCCCTATGCTGGACCTTAAGGCAATCATTAATGCGTTCCCACCAGGCACCTCCACAGCAAGCCCTAGAGGGACGATTTGGCAAAGCACTCCGTCGATTAATTCGACGTCATCGGGGCAAATTAGGTCAAAGCAAAAAGCTCCTTCCGTTTTTCTCACGGGAGCCTGTGCCCCTTCCCTTAATTTCTTATATTTCAATATAGCCATGGGCCTAACTCCTTTATTTCAATCTCACATCGTGGGTTCTCTTTATCGAGACCTGCAATGCATGATCCGTCATAACTCACGATGTATTTATCATCGTCATAAATACCAGCCTTTTGTAATATATCGCTGGTTGCTTGTAAGAGTCCTATCAGGTCTGGCCACCACCTTCTGTCCGGGAGATAGTACCTAACAGTCAGCTGTAATGAACCAGTAAAATGCAGCGTGTCATAGTCTTTAAGTTGCTCTAATGCTTTTCCTTCATAAACAATAAAAGCTTTCGATGGTAAGAGCTTGCGAAATCTGCCGACACGCACAATTTGACCGCTGTTCTTCTTGGTGGCCGGTCGACCCAATATGACCAGGACTGTATTCTTATCAATCATCATCGTGTCCCCAATGTCATCACATAATAGATACACAAGACAATCAATAAGACCACAGCACTCGCAATGAGAAATCTGGTGAAACGTTCCTCCACCATAGCCCATAGAAAGCCCCGCCACCCTGTGATGCGGTGTCTAACACCCCACCGTTCCCAACAATGTCGACAAATGTAATCATGTTGCGACTGGTTGAGCGTTGTCAACTTACGCCCGCAACAATAACAATGCTTGTTCATAGATCCTCCTTATTCCAATCTATCAATTTGTGCCTCGCAACAGTCATCAAGGGAGCTGGTCTCCCATTCCTCCCGTGCCATGCGTTCAGCTTCTGCCTGGGTGCAATCTGCAAATTCATAATCTGTATAGCCACTAAAGTAGATCCGTACATTAACGGTCTCCAACTTTTGCGTCTCTTCTTTATATGACTGCTCAATGTCATCTAGTAATTCTTCACGTGTCATTGATTGGCTCCTTTTTGTTTAATCCTCATAAGCCGTTGCTTTTGATTCCAATTATGCCTAGCATGTTTACATTCAGGACTACATAGCCTCTGCCTTGGGTCATTCGGTTGAAACTCTTTTCCACAGGAGAGACATGTGCGCTTTGGATATACTTTCTTGGTCGTCCGCTGGCGATAACTTGTGGAATTCCATACCTTTTTATTAAAGCAATCAGTGCAGAACATAGATGGCCCTTCTAGTGGTGAAATAGGCTCCCCACAGGCCATGCATAATCTAGCCCCGCTCTCAATTAATTTCTCCCGTCGAGCCTTAGCCATTTCTACCCAGGTTAACTGTTTGAATTTCACTGGTGGTTTGCCATCCTTTTGAAGATCCATACACGCTTGACACACGGTCTCGCTTTCGCTGTTATCTGGATTGAATCTCTTGTTGCACCGGTGGCAATTTCTTAGCATCCTTATCATCTCCTATATGTTCCATACTCTTCTTTTCAGCCAGTTCATCGATTTTAGCGTTTAACTGTAACCGTGCATTTGTCTGTACCGCTTGCTGTCTAGCTGCTTTCATAACGGGAATACTATCAACAACTTTGGCCACCTTGTTTCTCTCTTTAGTGCGCCGAACCTTTTCCTCGTAGGCTTTCATAAAATGAGCTCTAGATACCATAACTTCCTCGTTGTAACAGATATCACGCCACAATGGCTTAGCCGTTTCTAGTACAATGCCTTCCAAATGTTCAAGCCCTCGCTCGTATCCCCAAGATCCTATGGCTTTCATGACTAGTCCCCAGGCATCTACAGCTTCTCGTTGTTCTCGATTATTAACGTAATTAGAAATGTACTCTGCTTCATCAGTAATCTCTGCAATTGTTGGCAGGAATTTGCACTTTTTAAGGCATCTCTTAACGGCAGCCATAAGAGTTACCGGATGTATATCAGATAACACTTCAACATACAGTTGATACCGCTCTTCTGGCAGGTCATCTTTAAAAGCTATCTGTAGAACTCCAATCGCTTTCGCTATATCCGCTTTCTTGTGCACGGCGTTCATCCTCCTCTCTGAAATAATCAATAACTCGATTAGCCACGGCAATAGCCTTCTTTTTGCTAGGTGCAGAAGTTTGCTTCTTAAGAGATTCACTCCCTAGGTTATTAGCCACCGCTTTAATATAGTTAAAAGATTGCTTACCATTTTTGACAGATATATCAATCGCCTGTTTTACAATTGCATCACCATAATCATTAGACAAAGCCATCAGTTCGTGCGCCTCAATTAAATTATTAAGGGGGCGAACCATTTTCTGAAAATATTGACATACTACATTAGATAAAATGTTCTCTGCCCCTAATATGTCTTTTTCTTTGTCTTTTTCTTTGTCTAGTCTAGGTAATGTAACGGGTGGCGTAACGGGTGGCGTAACGGGTGGCGTAACGGGTGGCGTAACGGGTGGCGTAACATAATGTGACGCCACTTCCGAAATTGACACCAAATGATACATACTCGCCGTCCATTGATTGCCACCGGCTTGATATTCAATTAGCCCTGCTTTGACTAAAGAATCACGAGCTCTGCAAATTTGCATTCTGTTCTCGAATCCTCCATAAGTCTCTAATAAAGCGTTCGGGCAATTAAACCATTCTTTCCATCCGCATGAGTTGTTGATCATCATCAGCGCATGCCACATACCGATGGCATTAGTAGGCAGTCGATTAAACATTAGCCAATTTCTAAAAGCGTTCAGCTCATCAATGTACGACTGCATCTCCTACTCCTTGAACATATCCTCGTTGTTAACGATTTCCCCTGTGTCAGGATCCACGAAATCAGGAACTTCATTGCCAGGTGTGACGTCAACAGTTTCACCTTCAAAATCAGCATCGAAATGGTCGCCTTCATCTTTAATCACACCGCCATCATTTTGAAGGGCCGTGGATAATTGTGGCCCATTCATCATCTCGATGGACAAGATGCCATATTTAGACAAGAGACGTTTCAGCACCGTCTTGATGGCCATGGTATGGAAATCGGTAAGGCCCCATTTATCAGTGCCCCCTTTGTAATTCTTGGAGTACCTCTTCGCATGGGCTTGCATTTCGTCCAGCGTCATATAGAGGTACTTTTCAAATCCATTGGTGAGTTTGAAATACGCCATATAACCAACTACCGTGTCAGATGTACGTTCGCCAAACTCGAACTCACCGGTAAAGCGGTTCACGTTTTTTATTTCGCCTTCATAGACAACATCGGCGTTAATGTTCTTATATTGACCAGTCCGCATGGCTAGTTGAATATAGCCTTTATATCCCATTTGGAATTGTGCCTGGTTGCCATACGGAACAATGTAGGCGAAGCCAAGGTTTTGATTGATTGGAAGATCTAAGGCCGCAGCCATAGCACCAGCAGAGATGACTGTCTTAGGTTCGGCTTTGGCCAGGAGTTTATTATTGTTTACGACTGCCAGGAGAGAGGATACAAACCCAGGCGCTTTTTTGCCTAGAAGCTCCTCAAAGCGATTTTTCACCTGTTCCGTACCTAGTAGACCTTTGAGAGTTGTTTCATCGCTTGCAGACTTTAAATTTGATTTTTTGAGTGCAATTCCATTTGTAGTTGCCATGATAGGCCTCCTTATTTAATACGTAGTTGAGGAGCCGCTGCTGGGATTTCCTCTAAAAATTGATTGAATAAATCTGGGTGAGTAACACCGAATTTTTGCGTGTTGAAAGCTTGACGAGGTCTAGTTTTTGTATATTTCACTGTGTGAGTGCCACATACACCAACCTGGCTATTACCCATCATGTTCATCAGCGCATTCTTGGCAGCATTAGCTGCCTGTTTTGCCTCTTTCTCCTTAGCCTTCTCATCCAGGTATTGCCGGATATAAATCTCGGCGGAGCTAGGGAGCTCTATCAATGTGTCATCCTGTGGCTGATACATAGCTTTCAAGGCTTCTGTACAAGCTTGACTGCCATTAGTGGCTGGCATTACATCCTTGACTACGAACTCATTCCAGAAGTACTCGCCTTGAGCGATAATCGCCTCAATGACTTCTTCATTCCTTGGGATCTCTTTATAGATGAATGTATTGCCACCCAGGAGGCAGGCAATCCACCAGGACGATTTACCGGTTACGGCCATATAGTGCTGACATTGAATGTAGTATTCATTTGGCACATTGTCGCCGTCCCATTCTTCCTTCTTATAGGCTGATGCTGTCTTGCATTCCAGCCCAGCATCGACACCAACGATTTCACGGTCAATGTTGGCTAGCATCCAAGGCTGCTCATCGGATTGAAGGGTGAAATTATTATTTCTTACCTTCCAGCCTGTTTCTTTTGCGAATTCATCGGCTACCAGGGCCTCCAACTTAGTGCCCCAATAGGTATATTGGTTGCCCTCTGTATCCGGTTGTGTGCGACCGGTTTTATCCAGCCACACTGCCACAGGATCTCGGTATGGATTCATCTCCATAATGGCCGACATATCAGAGCCTCCAATACCAGTCCGGCGGAAAGCGAGCCACTCCTCGTGGCTCTTTCCTACAGCATTAAAAACCTTTGAATAACTCATCACTAAGCTCCTTGTTTAGCCATCAATTCGTTAACCAATCGTTCAAGCCGAGCAATGCGTGCGTCCTTATCCTTGGCTTCCGCCACGTAATCGGAACCAGGGCCGAACTTGAACGCAATATTCGCCGTATACATTGGCTCTGCACCCAAGGAAGCGCCGAGGCCAACCATGATACGTTCATTAGGGCGGTAGAAAGCACCAAGTGCTACCGCGTTGGCATTGCGGTAGTGGCCGTAACTAACAGCATAGGACGCTTTGTCATTGCTGTTGAAGTCTAATGGATGGAGTCCAGCTAATGCCGCAGAAGAAGCACCCATCTTGTTCATACGTTGGCCAAGGCCATTGATACGGTTATCCACAGCATGTTGGGCATGCTCTAAAACGCTGATACGGCCTTCATGATCTTGTACATTGCTTCTAAGGTGGTTAATAGACTCGCTATTACCAGCAATAGCATTAGAGTGTTGATTGATAGTTTGTTCTTGATCATCTAACTGACCTCCTAGATCGTTAATCGCCTGAATAGTGGCATGGAGTTGTGACCCGTTAACCGCATCAGTGGATGCGTCGGAAATACGGCCTGCTGCCACATTTGTAATAGTGCGCTTGTAGTTCATCACGCCACCCATACCAGCTTTATCAGTGGTACCGACTGATACTGTGCTATTAGCCACATCGCCTGCGAAGTGATAGGCCTTACCAGCAATCACTGCGCTAGCGGTACTTACCGCCGTATCGGTGGTAGAGTTGGTGCCCAACGCTACTGCGTTAGGATTGTCTGCTAAGGTATTATTGCCAATCGCTAGGGCATCAATAGCACCAGATTGTGCATGTGTCCCAACGGCAATAGCGCCTTGGCCTTTGGTCTTGGAGTTAGAGCCAAACACGAGTTGCTCCTTGGAGCTGTCGAGTACTTGGTTGTTATACCCAACCACAACGCCGTGACCGCTTTCCACTGTTCCGTTGTTAGAACCAATCACTGTAGCGTTTTCAGCATTGACTGTGTTTGTACGGCCAATAACAACCGTGCTTTCACCATTTGCATAAGCGCCATTACCAATCGCAATGGTGTCATAAGCTGTGGTTCTAGCCTGGGACCCGATAGCTACCGTGTACTCGGTGAGAGCTTCGGCATGGGACCCATAAGCGAAGCTATTCCGGCCCATAGCTTTGGAATCGTTGCCTCCAGCAAAGCTATTTGTTCCATTGGCGATATTATTTTCACCGAAAGCTACGGCATTGTTACCGCCCACAGTATTTTGATAGCCAACAACGCCAATGCTTTTAGCGCCATTGGTAACTATGTTGTCGGTGCCGCCTACGAAGTTGTTATCTGTAGCGAAGGAAGTAGCTGCTACTGCGCTGAGAACTAAAGTTGCTAACATTGTTTTATTCATGATTTTAATCTCCTATGTTATAATTAATGCGGATGTTCTATCTGCCCATTGGCTTTACTTGAGTCAGTGGGCCTTTTTTTGTGTTTAATTGGTCAATAATCTGGAGGCATTCCTTCTGTACAAACGCCTTATTTTTAACCGATTGACCACTGTAATAATGGCTAGTGTCGAAGCCTATCCAGGTACCTAGCTTCAAGCCAAGATTGCCAACGTAGGTACAACCTCCGTGCATCTTGATATGATGCTCTACCAACCAATCTGCATCTTCATTGCCATGGCTTCCAATAATCCGATTTTTCTCGGCATCAGTAAGAAGCACATAGCCTCGTGGGCCATATAATCCTTTGCGGATTAACCAGTTATGACATTTGTACTCACCAAGAGCAATGCAGTCTCTTACTTGATTCTTGTACATGGATCCTCCTAGTAGTGGTACAACTCAATCCTTTGACCAGGGCGAATGCTCCCGTCCTCGATTCCGTTTATTTTGGAAACTTCGTGGATATACTCTCGCACGTCCATACCCTCTGGACATGCCTCGCAGGCAATGTTCCAGAGCGTGTCTCCGCTTTTTACGGTATAGTCATACCTATACTGAATCGGAGTTGTTGAGTGGTTCATCGCGAATCCGCTAGCTACGGCGCCGGCTAAGATTAATGCCACTAGTAATGCACCTTTCTTCATAGGTTTACCTCCCTACCGAGTTGGTTAGTAATGAAATCTTTTAGCGCCTTCGGATAAATCTTGTAGGCGTATCGCTTTGACTTGGGGCCCTTAACGGCTATACCAAAGTCATATTTGTCTTGCTGGAGTCCCACCCGCAGGAACGTTACGTCCCAGCCGAGCAACTCCGCCGCTTTAGAGACTGTGATGTTGGCCATGAGATTCCTCCTTACCGCCGGCCCAAGAACTTCTCAATGAAGTATTGTTGACCTTTGCCTGTTACCTTCGGCGTTTTGCTTACCGAAATATGGCCATCAGAGTGTGTCACGGTGGTTTCTTTGATTTGGAATAAACCAAGTTCCATTGCGCGTTGCGTTGGCATGTTGTAATCGTTGGCCTTACGACTGATTAAGTACCCATGTTCTCGCATCCAGGCGAACAGTCGCTTTTGCCCCATATCCTTCACGCCATTTTGGTGGAGTAGCTTTGCCAGCTCACCAATGAGGATTGAGGTGTGGCTCGCTGCCACGCTATCTGCGAATAAGACTTTAGGGCGTTGCGCTTCTAGGAGCGCTTGCGTCTTTTGATGTGCCTCTATTTCATTAGCGTAAGCATTTAATGCATCAGGTAATGTTCTTGGAATCGCCATATTGAAAGAGCCGTACTTCCGGATACTTGGGATGACCTCGTGAGTAATCCAGCGTTTGAATTCTTTCGCCTCTGGCTTACGGCTAGAGAGAACTAAACTGTATAGCCCGTATTCGTTGACGGTTGCCATTTCTTGCCTACCACCAAGGGTGTCACTTAAAGTTACACCCTTCTCATCATCATCAAGTCGGCTTAAAGCTTTTCTTGAATTTGACAATTCAAGGCAATTACAAACATCTTTAGCTACAAACCATGGTTCGCCATCTTGCTCCACTACTCTTACCTGCCCAAATACGTTGTTTTGAAAAATTTGTAATTCGTTCATCTTAATACCCCTCCTGACTGTGATTACAGTTAAACTGTAATTCATTTACAAAAAAATAAGTTGATGATAAGGAATTTTGTACAGCTTTTCTATCTTTTTTAACACTTTTACATCAGGATAAGATTTCCCTTGTTCGTATTTCAAAAGAGTAGATTCGCTTACCCCTAATTC